CTGGGCGACACCGAAATAGCTCAGAGAATTTCCAAGCCCGACCGCGCTGATGTACAGCGATACGGCATTGGCCACCTTAGCAACGATGGTCGGGCGTTGCGCCGCATAGCCCGGGCCCAACTCGAGCGTCATGACGACGTTCGCGTTGGTTTTGGTCGCGGCATAGACGCCGACGCGGATGCTGGCCGCGCGCACAGCATTCACGGCGGTCGTCGCTGCCGTGACCAACGCGCTGGGAATGGCGCCCGAGCCATCATCGACCACGACGGTGTTCAATCCGGGGGTCGGCGTGCCGTCGTAGGCGGTGTTTTCCTGGACCGTGCATTGCAGGTTGACCTGCAAGCTAGCAATCGCGAATTGATAAGCCGCCACAGTGCCTTTGGAGAGAGACGCAATGGCCAACCGAAACCGGTTGATCAGCTGCTGATCCGTCTCCTCATCGAGACCATTCGAGAAGGCCACCGTGTTGGTGACCGAGTCGATCCCGAGGATGCTCGCCCCATAAACCGTGCTGATCGCGCCGATGGCGACATTGCCGCCGCTGCCGGGCGTTACAGCCTTTACCGGCACGGTGACAGACGTCACCATCGGGGCGAGCACGTAGCCGCCGAGCGCAGCATTGTAAGCCGGATTGGTCGTGTCGGCGTAGACCGTGAACTGTTGCGACAGGTCCTTGGTTTGGACGGTCGTTCCGACGGGGATGACGATCTGCGTCGGATTGGGCGTGGTGACCGAAAAGACGACAGGACCCGTTGCGGAGACCGCGCCGAGGCGCACCACGGCCATGCCGCCCGTCGGGTAGAAGAATTGCGCGATGAAGGAGTCGACGTCCGATCCAACGGAGGTCGACAGACGCGAATAAGCGAGCAGGTAGATCAGTTGCGACTGAAACCACAGGCACAAGCTCGCGATCGATTCTGACATAGCCCGCAGGACAGAGCCCACGGAGAAGTCGAGGAGCGCGGTCGCGCGCCCCTGCATTCCTGCCACGATGTTTGCAACAATCGTGTCAAAGGAACGGGTCGGCAAAGTCGCCATTCCGCGTTACCCTATGTTGATTGAAAGCCGGTCGACGTGTCAAACGTCAGTGTTTGCTGTATTTGTTCGTTGTTATAGTATTTTATGGTGATGATGTAGGCACCGATTACTGTCGGGCTCTCACCGACCGTCACGATCGGCACCGGGTTTGGCGCGACGGAGTCTTCCTGTTGAATCTGCGCCAGGCACAAGGCCTGAATGTTCTTGGCGCGCGCAACACGGCCGATGCGCTGCGGCAGGCCGGCGCCGTATTCCAGGTGATAGATGTAGGCCCGCACCGCGGTGAGGAGGCGCCGGATGATCCGCTGTTGGGTGAGCGTGTCGCCGTCAGCGGTCAAAATATCGCCTCTGGCGCTCCAGGCGAAATCGCCCCGCCAACCTAGGTTGATGTCTGGCATTAGGAGATTCGCGCCTTCGTGTTGATTGACGGGCCGGACAGAGTCACGACGTAGTCATAACTTCCGATGCTGCCATCACCGCCGAGATAAAGCGTATTCTTGCTTGCCGGCATTATATGGGCATCACCATTCGGGTGCAGTTTCATTTCTGCGCCTGTATTGTGATGAACGAGAACGCTGCCGTCCTGCATGAAATAAAGCTTGTTGCCGTTCTTGATCTGGAGCAGCGCCTCTCCGGACTGAACTTGCGGCGGAGGGTTGTTGTCGTCGAAATGGCGCCCGACGATGGTGCCAGACTCGAGATCGCCGCCGAGAAAGCTCGCTGAAACCTGATCGCCGATGCTCGGCCCGAATAGAAACCCGCAAGCGTTGCCGATGAAATGCGATAGCATCGGAATCCAGCCGGTGATCTGGTTCCCCGGCTTGATTTGCATCTTGATCGAATAGGTTTGCGGATCGTATGCGGTGATGGCGCCTTTCTTTTCGTGGCTGGTCCCGCGGAAGCGCCGATCGAGCTCTCGGTGGATCAGGTCGAGAATAACCTCAATTCCCACCGATCTGTCCTTTCGCGTCGATATCCATCGAGTAGCCGTGATCGCGGATCGAATGCCGGATGGAATCCATCGTGTAGGAGCCGTCGACCGCCGTGCCTGTCAGGCTCAATTGCTGCCCGATGTCGATCGTCGGGTCGCCGACCATTTCGACGTTGATGGTCACCTGATGACGCATGATGTCTGAAAGCTTAGAGGATGCGAATTGATCGGCCTGTTCTTGCGTAAGATTGTGGTTTTCGTAATTGTATTGGGTGGTGTTGTTGCCGCTGCCGGCACTCTTTGTCGAAGAGATGGTTTTCGCTTGCTTCTGATTCCAGCCCGTAACGGTGCACGCGGCGCTTTCAAGCGTCTTGTCGACCTTCACGCTGAGCTTCTTGAAATTGCCGCTCGCCGGGCCGCCGTTTTGAGGGGCGGAATAGATGACGGGATATTGGCCGGTGCTCTGGCCGGGCGGCTGATAATAGAAATTGCTCCCATTCACCCACCAACGCGCGCCCTCGAACTCGGCGAGCTTGTGGATGATGTGCGTCAGAGACTCGTCATTGGCGATCTTCGTGGTGTCGATCTGGAAGAGCTTGCCGGCGAGCGTGGAAAGCCCGTTGGCGACCGGGGTTAACCCGGCCATGCCGACGAGCTGGCTCACGATCTGCGCGGGCGTCTGGTTGATCCAGCTCTGCGATGCCTTCTTCAGGTGGAGTTGGCTCGATCCGTCCTGCCCGTGGACGTGCACGAGCCGCTGCTCGTAATCGATATCGACGTGGATGATCTGGCCGTTCTGCCAGGGGGTGCCTTTTTGGTTCCCTGCGACGATGTAGAGGGAGGCGTCGATCTTTTGGGGGCTCGCCCAGAACGTGTCCGGCGGGCAGCCTGGCCAATCCAGCGCGACTGTCGCGTCGATGGTGGACGTTTCACGCGTGGAGGTCAGGTTGGCTTCGGCCTGCAGGACCGGGATATTCGCACCATTGATCTGCAGGTAGGCTTGGATGTTTCGTGCGCCGCTGGTCAGCGCTGAAGTCGGCGCGTTCGCGAAAAAGGAGAGAGCCATTTCAGCTCCCGTAAATCCCGCCGTTCGAAGCGCCCGCGGCGGGGAGCTTCAATTCGACGGTTTGGGTGATCCAGGGATTGGGCGGGTAGCCGAGGACATCGAGGTTGATCTCGGCGATGCGATACCATTGGGTGGAGTCGCCGAGTTCGCGCGCCGCAATGTCAAAGAGGTTCGTTCCGGAGTAGCGCTTGATGCGCACCGGCACAGGAACACTGATGTAGGACATGGACTTCCGTCTTTTTTACAGAGACGCGATTTTTTCTATTGACATTTTCAAGTAGTGCATCAATATAGACAATGTTGTAAAACAAAACGGGCCACAACAGCGTTACCGCGCTGAAGTGGCCCTGACCCACAGCATGAAAGGCTGAACATGCCTAAGGCTAATCGATCAAATAATACCTCGAGCGGTGCACGGCAAGGCTCTCGCGATACGGCGTTCGAGCCGGCGCCCTACATCTCGCGCATCAACCACGCTGGCAGTTTGAGGAAAGCGGGTAAAATAGAAGAAGGAAACGCGATCCTCCTGGCCGTGGCCGCCGAGCGGCGAGCCGCTGGGGACGATTGGGCCGCGGAGCGTTGCGAAAGGTACGCTGGCGTCTCTATGGCGTCGATTGAATTGAAGCGGCTCGCCGGGGCGGCGGAGGCCAAGATCGTCGAGGCGACACGCGCGCTCACGGAGCTGACGAAGCTCCTGAAGATCGATCCGGTACAAAAGCCGGCCCGCTCCATCAAGATCGATCGGACGCTTCCCCAGAAGCGCCGTCGCAGAACCCGCGATCAGCTCTTACAAGCCAAGCTCGAGGCCGCGCGAAACGTCTATTCCGCTATGGAAAGCAGCTTCGTCGCCAACATCAAGGGGGCGAGAGCGGTCCTGGCTCAGTAGCCGGCGATCCCGAGATTGGTGACCGCCCTCCCGACGTAGCCGTATGCGTTGGCGATATCCGTCTGGTTCGCCGACGCCGCGATCAGCGCGGAAAGGCCGGTCACCAATTGCGGGCCGAGCCCGGACAAATCCGGGCCATCGAGCGCACCCGCGGCAGCCGCGAGGTCTGTTTCAATGGTGGTGAGGAGCGCCTGCCCTTGCTGCTGAAGGGCGGCGAGGGTCAGGTTCGAGGTCGCCGCCAACGGATAGGCGGCTTGGACCGCGGCTGCCAAGGAAGCCAGCCCTGATGTGATGTCGGCGGGAATCATCAGTTCGGTCCTCCGAATCGAGCCGGCCAATTGCTGGCAACGCTGGTGCTCTGTGCCGCGCTGATATCGCTGTTAACGAGCGTATCTGCTGACGTCGTCGTCGCTGAAGAAGCCTCGTTGTTGTCGGCGATCGTGCATTTGATCGTGTATTTCATGTAGTTGAACTTGAGAACCTGCACGTTGAAAGCCGAGATCACTACGGTCCGCGCTTCCATGCCCCACGAGAGCGCCAACGGGCTACCGGCGACCCGCATGGCGTCGAGCTGCATCGCCAGGCTCTGGGCATCCGCTCCCCAATAGATGCCGCTCCATTTGCGATCTGCCGGGTCCGCGCCGAGCACATCGACGACGCGCTGGCCGCCGATGAGCTTGTGCACGGCGAGCCGCTGCGCGCCGCCGAATGGCATTTCCTGAGGGACGGCGAAATCGTCGAATTCGAACGGCCCGAGCAGGAGGACGTCGTTGGCCATCGGGGGAGTTCCTACCCCTGGGAGCAAGTCCCCGATGGGTTATGCGGTTTGGAAACCCGCATCGGCGGGCGTGTACGTCCGGTAGGAATCGTGGTTCGGCGACCGTTTCGGGAACCGGGTCGCCTGCAGCATGTGGTTGGCAACCGAGCGCGACACCTCTTTCCCGTCGAGGTGCACATGGGTGTGCACCTGGGCGTGGAAGCCGCCGTCATGCAGCGGGACCGGCGCCTCGTTGATGCCCTGTAGGGGCGGCGCGATCATATCGGGTGTCGCACGCCTGATCCCGAACGCCCCCGGCTCCGTCCATCGCTCTGTCACGCCGCTCATACCGCTTGCGCGGCTGCCGCCTGAATTGCCAGAGATCATTTCGATCCCGATAACCCGGCCAGACGCGTCCCGTTTCACGGCCTCGACCAAACCGACATGGCTCGGGCTCCACATCACGTCGCCCTTTTGGGCTTGCGAAGGATCGACCCCCACACCCCAATTGCGGAAATCGCCCGCCAAGAGGTCGAAGCCGCCGAATGGACTGCCGCGCGCCATGAGCGGCTGGATGCCTGAGTGGACGAGCGAGGCATTCACGAACGCCGCGCACCAAGCGATGTTGCGTGGGTTGATCGGGATCCCCGCCTCGTTCATGTAGCGCATGAGGTCGGGATTGTTCAGCCCGACCGTCATATGCAGGAACTTCTGCGCCGCATCCACCGGCGATGCCGAGCGTTCACCGCCGAGTCCCGAGACATCGTGCAGTCCGGAAACGATCCTGTTGGTGTAGGCATCGACATTGCCGCCCGTGCCGTGGCCCAGGTAGCCATAAACCATGTCATGGATCGAGCTGTTGCCGTATTTCCCGAACAGAGTTTCGCGTAGAGCAGCCTGTCCCTGCGCCAGCGTCGGGAATATGGCCACCCCGGCAATGCCGCGCCCCGTCGCGCCCATCTTCGCCGCCCACGGCGAGTACATGATGTTGCCGGGGTTGTTATAGCCAGGCATCGTTCCCGGGTGGCCCTCGATGCCCGGGATGATCGAATTGATCATCGCGTCACGCTGCGCCGGGCTCAGCGAGCTCATCAGCGTGTCGCCGCTGATGTTCGACGCGCCCAAGCCTGGCAGCACTTGGAACCCGGCGCCGCTATGCAGCCCGAGCGATTGACCGGACCCGGTCGTATAGGACGCGTTGATGATGCCGTTGCCGCTTGAGCTACCCGCATTGGAAGGACCGCCGTTGGCGAAGTCCCGCAGCGCCTCGTAAACGCCAGTGCGGATGATAGTCACCGCCGCGCTGTCGGTGCTATCGCCGTAGGTGAACGACGATTTGTGATATCCGGGCCACGTGCGCGAATCGAACGGGTTCGGCTTCCCGCCGGGCAAATAATCTGGATTCGGATGGTTCCGATTTGAATTCGGAATTGTAAGGACCGTGGTGGCGAAGAAATCACTGATTGCTGTCGTGACTTTTCCAGTGAGTTCGATGAACCCGTTCTGAAACGCCACGAAGATTTTTGAGAAAAACGTGAAGATGTCTTGCGTGATCTGCTTGACGCTTGCCCAGTTGGCGGCAGCCAGAGCTCCGATCACGCCAACAAGCCCTGTGATGGCGAGACCGATCACGCCACCGGGAATAAGCATGGCCGCGCCCCCGACAACAGCCGCCGATCCAAGCAAGATCATGGCGCCCGCGATAGCTGTGAGAGCTTGACCGACGATTTGGACCCCTCCTGGGTTTGCGACGGCCGCCTTCGTCAACCCATCCACTATGTTGCTGATCGAATTGAGCGCATGGAGTGCCGGCTCGACCGATGGGCTGCCAAGCGCAGTGAGAAGGTTGGACCAGGCGTTAACAAAGCGATTTATCACCGCGGTCGGGTCGTTTTCCAGGAGATTCTTATAAGCATTCATGTCCTGCGCCTGATTGATGACGCTTAAATCCTTTTTGAAACTTGGCGCACGAATGATGAGCTCAGCAATCGCCTGAGCCGACGTTCTGTTTCCGAAAAGACCGCCGATCTCCTCGGTGAAATGTTGCTTGTTTCGTTCGTTATTCAGGTCACCGAATTTTTTCGTAACAAGAGGCAGAAGATAATCCTGAGCCCACTTGAATGGATCAGCGACGAGTTCGTCAGTGCCAACAATGGCGCCGGGATCGAACCCGACGGGGTTTCCCAACTTGTCATAGCGCAGCTTCGATCGATCTCCGATCAGGCCGATTTCATCCATCATTCCGACGGAACGTGCTGTAGCTTTTCCTTGTACCAATGTTCCAAATAGGGACATCAGCGCCGTGCCAGATTGGCTGGCCCCCATCGATTGCATCACCGTCGGTAAATACTTGGTGTAAAATTCTTCATCCCATCCGAGCGAGGCCAAGCGACCGTATTGCGTCACCTGCATGAATGCCTTCGGGTCGATCTTTCCGCCGGAAGCTGAGATGACCTTGGTCATCTGGTTGAAATATGACATATAGTCATCAGGGTTGTTTAGACCCTTGAGCTCGCCCGCCCGCGCCATCTCATAGACAGCGTCTCTAGCTGAGTCGCCCTTCCCCTCCGTTACCGAATTTAACACTACCCGCATTCGTTCGAGCGGGTCGATGAAATTGATCGCGTGTTCAGTGGATCCGAAGACGAGCCGCGCTTCTTTGATGTCCTTCAGGACGTCGGCGACCTTGAGACCATATTTGGCCGATTCCTGCCATGCGACAGAAGTGGCCTGAGCCACATCGAGTTGGCCAACGCCAGCTGTGGCGAGCTGCTGCTGGACGTGGATCAGGTCCTCGCCGTACTTGACCATATCGGCCATGGTCTTGACGAGTTCGACGCCGGCTGTCGCGCTCGCAGCGCCACCTAGAAAGAACTTCAGCCCGGCGCCGAATTTCTCGAAGGCCGCGTTGAGTTTTTCGACGTTCATGGCAAGGCCGAGCACGTCGCGGGTGATGATCGACAGGACGCTCGTGACGTTTTCGGTCATTCCGAGGTGGATGCCGAGATCGTAGATGGTTGCCATTTTCGGCGGACTTCCCTATATTTGAGCCCTCAACTTGAGGAGGAAGGATGCGCGTGTTCTTTTCCGGCCCCAGGATTTTGGGCATCCGGACGGGTATAAGCCTCGGGCCGGAGGATCTCCGGCGCATTGCGCGTCCATCGACACAAGCTGTGCCGTCAGCCTTCGTTTACGTGGTCGAGTCGGCTGCCGGCTGCGTGAAGATCGGCTTCACGAACGATCCGATAAGAAACCTCGGCTCCCTCCAACGCGGCTCAGCAGCGAGGCTGCGCCTTGCCTATGTGTGCGCTGCGAAGAGCAATCACGGCGCCATGGTGGAGGCCGCGGCGCACGACATCCTTCATGCCTATCGGCAGACGGGCGAATGGTTCAATGTCTCAGCAGAAATGGCGGTGGCGGCGATCTCGACCGCCTCATTTCGGATCAACGATCCGGTCGTGCAAATCCCAATCGATCGCATCGGTGAGGTCATAACGCTGGCAGCCTCGCCGGCGGCGGTCCGCAGGCCGAAGACCGGGCTGGTTCTGGCGTTGATCGCCGCTGGGATCACCCCCCTCATCGCGCTCATCGCCGCATCTGGCGCTATCGAAAAACCATCGGATGTTGCAGCTGTGGCCGCGGGGCTGGTAATAGCGTGTACGGTGGCGTTCTTCTTTTTCCGGAGTATTTTGTGATATTTGCGGCGGTACCCAATGTGCGGTGCCGGGGCAGGACGCCCGCATGTGCAGGAAAGCGTCGAGCAAGTCCGCCATGAACACGCTCACCTTCCGCAGACCACGCGCCTTTTCCGGGCCCGCCGTCTCGATCATGCGGGCGAAAGCCGGGGACACCGCCGCCACCGCCTCGGCTTTGCCCGCGACTTTCCGCAGCGATCCGCCCAAACTCGCGGTGTCCATGTAGTGGGTGTTTGAAACCATGACGGCGGCGGCCGGGTGCAGGTCTTCCGCCGGGATCCACCGCATGGCGAGATAGGAAAACTGGCCGTAGGGGATCGTGGTCTGGTTGTCGCCGTAGGGTGGAGAGGTGACGAGAATCACGTGTTCCTCGTTGGCCGGTGCGAAGGCTGCCGACCGCGAGTCGTCGCAGAAAATCCGGACGTTCGGCGACCCGCTGGGCCGTTTCGTGGTGAGCCGCCGATAGGCCGCGACGCGGTCGAGCACCGAACGGAGATTGTCCTCAAACAAGGTCCAGACCTGTTCCCCATCGATCCGGTCGCCGGGCCTCCTTAGATGGAGCTTATAGGTGTTGGTCCTGCTGTTGGAACCTGCACGGATCGTCTCGGCCAGCACGGTCCAAAGAACTTTCCGGGTAGGTCCGTCCGGAACGGACATGATCGCGCGCCGGATCATCGAAAGCCGTTGGGCGGTAGGCTCGTCGAACCATTTCTCGA